TAGTGATAATTGAGTAGTAATCAGCCATGAGATTCCCCGGCAAAAATGTCCACATCGATATGCGCTGTTGTCGCACCCGAAATATAAAAAGAACCGTCCATACCCACATTCGCCATCACATCAATTTTGCTCAGATAGCTGCGCAGGTTCTTGGCTCGGTCAGTAAGCTGGCGGATCTGATGATAGAGAACGTCACTGACCCCTTCACTGCTCTGTACTTCGATCCGGAAGGTGTAAGGTACAGCGCGAGGGGTGTCTTCCCACCACTCAACAACGGTCGTGGGCAGGTTCACTGACCCAAGAGAACGGCGTACCGCCCCGGCCGTTCCCCTGTGCTGATGAACATAAGCGGCATCTTTTATCACCTGCCGCTTTTGCGCCTCTGTCCAGCTGTCATCCCAGAAATCAACAGCATGCTCCCAGGCCAGCCAGGGGAGAAGATGTGCCGGGCAGGTATCAGGGTTTTTGGATTTGCGTACCATATTGGTATCGAGCGTGGCGATTTGCTCAGCGCTGGCCTGCTCCTGCGCCCGCTCTTCATGAAATGCGCCAGGAGGCAGCAGGGATCGAAACTTAGCCGTCATTGCTGCTTACCTCCCTGCGGGTGACATTAATGGCGGTACACCACGGTGCTTTACCCGCTTCCGCTTCCAGATCTGCCACCGGAGAAATCAGTCTTACCCTGACCACACCGGATTGCTGCAGAGATGCATAAATGGCGGACAGCGGGACGACGGTTTTAATCCGATGGGAAAGCGTGGTGTATGACCGCAAAACATCGATGGCATTATTCAGCACCGTACTGGCGTCCGGTCCTTCCGGAATTTCCAGTTCCGCCGTAACAGCATAGTTTGCAATCGTGGCACTTTTTACCGTTACATAGTCCGTTAACGGGCGGATTTCATCCGCATTCAGCGTGCTGTTAACCTTATCGAGTAGGCGCTGCTCCGCCGTCCCATCCCCGGTACGGGACAGGACATAGACATCAACGTAACCGGGCCGGTTATGGGTTTCCGGCCCATAAGCATCTGCATCCAGCACATCCGTATCGGCAGACTTTGCATGAAAGCGGTAAGCGTTACGTGCCCCTGCTGTATTCAGCTGCGCCCATGAAAGCTGGATACGTTCGCGAAATGCTGCATCGCCTTCCAGTTCAGGCTCTACGGGCGGAACGGCAAGCGGATCGCCGGGCTTAATCACCTGCCGTTTAACGTTGAATGCGGCACCTATCTGGTCAAGGTCAGCCTCTTTTGCACTCGCGAGAAATACCGCCCGCACGGCATCATTAACCCGCTGAAAAGCCAGCGTCAGCTGATAGGCATTCACCTCCCCTTGTTTAAACGTCGGATCGGATTCCACCAGCGCATCAAACTGCTCATCAAGTTCCCGCAGGCGCGCCAGCCACCGGGTGAAGATTTCAGTCGCATCCGGCACCACAATAGCATCCGGTACGTCCAGTTCTGACAGGTTGATCACGTCATAGCTGCTTGCCATAAATCGTTATGTCTCCCGTTCTGACAGGTAAATTGGTTTCCTTGTTGATCCCCTCGATATCCAGTACACAGCCAGTCTCCCCTTCAGGAAAGGAGACAAGCACACGGGTTACCTTCAGCCGCGTCTCCCACCGGGCCAGTGCGGTCGCAGACGCGGCGATTATTTGTAGACGGGTCAAATCATCCCGTGGGTTATCCACCAGCGAAAACAGATCACTACCATAGTCACGGACAAGAACCCGGCTCCCGATGGGCGTGGTCAGTATGTCGCTGACGGACTGGCGCAAATGGGCGACGCCGGACAGGCGTTTTCCGGTCCGGTTGTTTACACCGTTCATGATTAAATTCCGTTGCTGAGTCGCCGGATGGCGGGCGGGTTAACCGAAGTAGGACGGGCCTGTTTTGTCCTGCTTTTCTGATTTTTTCGAAGCCGCTGCGGGTTTACGAATGTCCACGACAAGGTTGTAGGTGTAGCTGAATCCTGCTGATGTCAGAGAAAAGACCAGAGACTCAACCACCCATGCCCGATCCTCACGGGAGCCAAAACCGGATGTCGTCACACCAGCCTCTGCTGTCAGCAGAACATGTTTAGGGCGACATGGCCCCGTGAGCGCCATTTTCTGCTCGTTACGTTTTGCCTGTGTTTTCCTGGAGTTTGCCTGTTGCTCGGCGGTGGTTTTCTCCGACTGGGTATAGGGATTGATCATCGCCGGGCCATCATGTTCAACCGTGGAGGTCTTTGTCGTACCATCCTCCTCGTCGTAATAGCGCACACCGATTTTCTCTTTGGCTTTTCCTCCGCTCCCCGTGGCTTTCCCCGTCGAACTCCCCCGCTCACCTTCACTGTAGGACCAGTTTGATACTTCATCCGGTGTGATGGTTATCCCGCCAGCCTGTTTCCCTGAAGCCGTTACCGTGGCTCCCTGCTGCAAAAAAAGCCAGTAACCGCCTGAAGGTTTGCTCACTGCATTGTAGTCACGCGCAAGCCTTGCGAGCAGGTTGGCATCAGATTCCGCCACCTGATCGATGTGGCTGATATGAATATCTTTCAGTGCGTCGGCCACGCGGGGAATAAGCCCGTTATCGGTGGCCACTGTTTTGACAACATCAGCAAGGCGAAGGTTATCCCAGCTCCGGGTCTTCTGGCTTGTCACGTCTCCGGGTTGTTTCTGGGCATTCATCGGCGCGGCGGTCGCATACAGCTCGATACGCCTTGGCGGGCCACCGCTCGAGACGCCACTGACAACAAACCAGCCTTTATCGATCAGTTGATCATTGAATCCCAGAGCGACCTGAAGCCGGGCACCTTTGGTGGGAAGCGCCAGCGTTTCAGAGATGAGACTGATTTTAAGTTCATCTGCTTTTGCTGTTGCCCCACCATAATCCGTCAGGGTCAGTTCACTCAGGCACTCTTGCAGCACCCGGGTTATATCTTTCCCTTCGGCCTGTATGCTGAATGCCGGCGCATATTCCGGCCTTGCTGTCTGATCTGCCATATTAATCCCATAAACTGAATGGCGATTCCGCTACGGGCATCACCAGATCCGGCAATGTGATGTACAAGCCGGAAGGATACACAGCCCCCTGCTCCGCCAGCCCCTGATTGGCCTCCAGAACCTGAGTCACTGAGTCTGAAAGATTTTCAGTACCGTAATGCACGGCGCAAATCGCATCCAGTACGTCCCCGTCACGGGTTTGATAGATCGTCGGCATAGTGTTTCAGCGTCATCGTCCAGTTTTTATTTCGGTGACCACCACCCGGTAAAAACTTACTCGTCGTGTCTGAAAAGTCGGTCACCACCCACCACCCCAGCACGTCACCTTCTCCGCTGACAAGCTGCTGGGGTTTAGCCTGATCGGCAAGATCAAACAACTCATTCACCGCTCCCACGCCTTTACGGAAAAAGGCGTGAGACTGCCCTTCAAGCCTGACAGTACGCCCGGGCTTTCCGGTGTACTGAAGAAGGTCCTGTTTGCCAATGCGTTCCTGTTCACTCCAGCGCCAGCTGGCCTCGCGAGTGAGCTGATGATAAGCCGTTGTATCAATCGAAAAGGCAAAATTCCCCAGCATCATCATGACGCGGGCTTCCTGCCCACCCCGCAATGCGCTGGTACTGCGCTGACCGGAATCTTCAAAGATCGGGATAATTTCACTCACCAGAGAAGTCCCCCGTCCAGAAGGCTGTTATCACCATTAAAGGCAGAATTGTTTTTCGTCACTGTTGTCACTTCATCGGCAATGGCTTTCTCATCCTGTCCCGGCGCGGCATTAATTTCGAATCGGTATTCGAATTTTCGGTTGTCTGTAACCTGCCTGGATTGTGGCTGTTTATCCAGATTGTCCATACGCTGAAGCAAGGTATCCCAGTACCCGATATCTCCCCCCGACGAATCAGAGGGTGGTTGCACTGAACGCCCGTTGTTCCTCTGTAGCGCTGCATTCCAGTTTAAAAGCGTGTCGCCGCCTTCCGGTGTCAGGTATTTATCAAGCGATTTATTAAATGCCTCTTCATCATCACTAAAAAAGCCCCGCGTTGAGGCGTATGACTTTTTAACATCGTCAGCGAGGTCTGGATTGTGCTTCAGTTGCTGCTCAAACCATTCTCCCTGCCCTTTTCGCCCCGCAGTCATTCTGGCGAAATCCACCGACCCAGTCATAGCCAGTGACTTCAGCACATCCTTTTGATCGCTCCTGTCATCTGGCAACAGCCAGGACAGCTTTTTAGCCAGGGCGTAAATAATTTTTCCGACAAAAACCACCCCCTGTCCGAAAGACAGAACGCCGGGATAGAGATCGTTTCGCAGAAAAGCCACAATGCGCCTGACCCCACCACCTTTGAACCAGTCGGCAAGATCATCCGTCAGGCGCCTGATATCAGGCGCCAGTTCATTTCCCAGTTGCCCGGAAATTTCTGCGACCGCAGAAGAGAAAACGGTGCGGAGATTATTGATAGCCTGATTACCCGCAACAGCCCCATCTGCTCCCTCTTTGGTCACAAGGTTGTAGCGCCGCTGTTCGTCCATCAGGTCGCGGTAGCTCCGGCCAGACTGCTTGATAAGCATCAGCAGTTTGC